GAGGGAATAAAAAATACAAAAGGTTCATGGAAAGATGAATATTTAACTATACTCTTTAGCATACCTCTATTATTATGTTTCATACCTTTTACTGTAGATTATGTTGAAAGAGGATTTGAGGCTTTGAGTAAAACCCCAGATTGGTACAAATACACATTAGGAGTAATTGTTTCAGCTAGTTTTGGTATAAAAGGTGCTACCAAATTTTTTGGTAAGAAAAAATAGGGGGTAAGATGAAACAAAAGATAGAAAAATGGTGGGACTCATTTTTATCTTTGAAATGGTGGGTTCAAGCGATTATTATTGTGGTAATAACAATCGGAGTACATAATTATATTTTACATTAGGAGATAGCTATGCCAAGTCATTATGGTGGCGGTATGACCGCTAGACAAAAGAAGAAATTGCCAAAAGGCTTACAAAAAGCCATTATGAAAAAGAAGAAGAAGAAAAAGAAAAAGAGATAATGGCAAAGAAAAAGAAAAAGAAAAAACCGCCTAAAGGGTTTCATTATATGCCTGATGGGCGGTTGATGAGAAACTCAGCTCATAAGAAGAGAAAAAAGAAATGAGTGGGATTACTACAACTTCTACACTTGCAGTTTTGATTGATAAGAGACCTATGCGTAAGAGACGAAAAAGTGCAAAAAAAAGAAGAAAAAAGAAAAAGCGAAAATAGAATAGTCCTAGATAATAAAAGCTATTATTTACACAAA